CCTCGCCATTTGTATCTATCACCATAATAAATCTTGCTTGTGTACTTCTTACCGATCTTAATTGTTTTATCAGTCGATCCTGTGTCGATTATCGTAATCAAATCCGCATCCTTGACTGACTCGAGACAACGCTCTAGCACTGCTTCTTCATTCTTAACAATCATTGAAACCTCAATCTTCATAATTATTCACTTTATTATTTTCTAGTCTTCATTTTTTTATATAGCATATTAAGCAATTTATCAGTGCTAATGTTCTTAACTAAAACATCAATGTAATCTTCACCCTGTGAAACTTCTAGCTTTTCACCAGTAATACTAAAATTCATATTTGTTAAATTGAATTCTTTTCTATGCTCAACCCTATCGTTTAATGTATAATATGGTTGTATTCCATTATCAATTGTAACATCTATATTTTGTACTTTAATATCTTTTAGTATATACATAGTATCATACATCGAAACATATGCAGTTTTATTAAATATATAAAACTTATCTTCTATATTTTTTGTATTAAATCCCATTGATGTTCTCATTAAAATCACCATTCTTCAGAATCTTCAAAAAGTAAGTCAGACTCCGAGAAGTTCTTTTTTCCTGTTAAAATGTCTTGTAAATCGATTTCTTGCATTGATAATATCTTCTTTGTCTTTCTGATTTGTTTTAACTTATTTTTTACTTTATTTTTTAAAACAGTTTGTATGTCTGTATCAATTTCATGCTCTAAACTCTTGATTATATTCTTTTGATTTAATACAACCATATCATTCTTTTTCTTTCTTTTTACTATTTTCTTTTTTACCATATTCATTCCTCCATTATATCTTTTAAGTTTACTAAAATATTATTGATTTCATCAAATCTTTCCTTGAATTGATTTATAGTTACATTAATTGAAAATAACACTACATTTTTATCAATCTTAGAATCGCCTTTATTTGTTTTAATATCTTGTTTAATTATTTTATACTTAATAATATTAATCTGAGATTCTTCGAAGCTATACTTCTCTGCTGAGGGTGCTCTGAAAAATATATCACAAAATTCTTTAGTGTCTTTATTACTGAACTTCTTTTTTAGTGTCTCAATTTTGTCCTGAAATTCACGCTTTACATTTAGCAATCTTGTATTATTGCTTTCAATCTCTTTTTCTTGATTTTGTATTTTTTCTAGTAACATAAATTATTTCTCCTTTTTAATTTTATCATATAAAATGTAATCCTGTAATTCTTCATCTGTTAAATCCTTTTGAAATATAAACTTCATAAGTCTGTTCGCTCGCATTTTATGAATTATACTACAACTCGATCCCTGTGTCTTTCCCGAGTTATGAATCTTTAATCCCGAGTCTATGTGATCTCCCCTTACTACCATGAATTATCAATACACCTGCATTTCTTTAATCTGGTAATCTTCCATTATGCTCGCGTTATTCTGTACCCATCGTGTTGCATTAACTTTTGAATTGAAAATCTTGTGCTTGTACACCTCAAGGCCAATATAAATCTCACATAAATACACATACTTAAACATACATAATTCATCTCAGGTCATTTAAATTTAATAAATTGTTCTCGGTTAGCATTACTTTATAAATCATAAATTGATCTTGGCATTCTTTAAGATTTATAGATCTCTTTTTCGTCCGGGACTTATGTCTTAAATATGCATTGATTGGAATTAGGTATATAGATGACTTATTCAATCTTTCTTTCCAGAACATTAATAGTAAATAACTCCGATTGCTCTTGAACTTACTCTGGAACACACTTAACTCATGCTCCTGAGTGAGTCGATCGAAACTGAAAATATCGTTCTTGCATTCCTTACATTCAACTAAATATTTATTATCCTTTGAGAGCACAATGTAATCCGCGGGTGTCTGTGTGTGTGCCAAAGGCATTACCTGAAGCTTCAAGTACCATAAATCATTGTACTGCTTCAGACTCCTGCTTAAGTAACTCTCTAAATGTTGCTTTGTCATATCTATCATTTTCCTTCTAATAACTTATTTATTCTATCTTTATTTTCTAAATTTTTTAGGAATATATCCTGTACTTCTGCCATGCTAATATTCTTAATTAATTTTTTAATTTTAATATTTGTATTAAAAAATAATTTATAATATTCTTTAATTTCATTAATTGTCGGATTCGGGATCTCAATCTTAAAATCGATCCTGCCTGGTCGCATTAGAGCCTCGTCTAAGCTCAATTTTTTATTTGTTGTGAAGATCGATACTACATTCTCTGAGGACATCAGACCATCTAGGACATTAATAAACCCACTGAATGTTAAATCCTTATTATTCATTTCTCTTTTTGACTTGAATAATGCATCAATGTCCTCAATTATAATTATACTATTTTCATTAATGCACCTAAACAATCTAGCTAAATAATCGTCCTTTGTGTTTCCTAGATTTAGATAATAAATGTCTTTTTTAAATTCATTCGCTATTGCTTGAATCAATGACGTCTTTCCATTCCCTGGTGGACCATGCAATAGTATTCCTAGTTTATAAGGAATCCCACGCTTTTTGTACCATGACTTATTCGAGTTAAATTTCTTTAATGCATTAATAACTTCATTCTTTATTTTATTGTTTAACACAACTGTTTTTAGACTCCTAAGATTCTTCTCACAAGCTCTAATCCAATAATCAGAATTGTTTGCATAAATTGTGTTTGTCACTTTTTTTTTAATATTCTTTTCGACTAACTCATTCAATAACTTATTTATATACCTTTTATTATAAAATAAAGTTTTTATGTTATAATGATTCATGTACGCATTTTTTAAATTGTTTGTATTCTCGAATTTCTCACGACCTTTATTTATAATATAATATTTTTTATTATACTTAATTGTGAATATCATTTGATATTGCTTCATAAACACATTTTTCTTTTTTTGTTTTTTATTTATATTCGAGTCTGATTCGGGTGCTTTATCATAACCTATATCTGTGTCTAATTTATTAAATTCTGTAACTGCCTCAACTTTTCTATATTTTTTATTGTAATTCTTATTTAAGAATTTCTCAAAATATACAAACAAATTATCAGTTTCATATATATAAACTTCATAATATATATATTTCTTTATCCAATTCCAGAATTTAAGGGGTAATCCTTTTAATGAATATATTAATCCCATGAAAACGCTAATAAATAATGCACCACTTAGAATCTCGCTTTGTAATACCTGTTGTATCATACTATTTATATCAATCATACCTATTTCACTTTCTAATACTTTTATTTTTATATATTAAATTATATCCATACAACAAACCCTAAAAAGCAATTCATTATGTTGATATAATAATTCTATTCTATATGTTTTATTATCAATTATCATTGAATGAAATACTGATACTTGAAAGTCATTGTCTTCATAATAAATAACTTCTGTAGATATCTTTTTATAATCAATATTTGTTGTACATTCCTTAAATACACTTTTCAATGCTTTAATTCGAGTAATATGAAAATCATTTCTGTTTAATATTAAATAGTGATAATTTAATTTAAACCAATATAGTGTATAGAATCTTTCAATAAATGTCTTTATTGTGAAATTTTTTAGGAACTTCTTTTTTGTTAATCCATCGACATATTTATATCCTATAAATTCTAAGTTATCATTTTTTCTAAAATGATTTTCATGTATACTAATTAAATTATTACATATATTTTTAATTTGCTTTTTCATATCTATTTCACTTTCTTGAATTCTTCATTGTATAAATCAACTAAATTTATGTCCCTTGTGTTTATAAAATAATTCGTGTTCTCAAAGTCCTTCCAGGAATCCTTGCATAACTCAATTTGTGATTGTATTTTAATCTTTGAGTTTATAATATTAAATATTGCCTGAAATTGTTTTTTTAATTCTTTATTCATTCTAGATCATCTCCAAAGCATTCTTTGTATATCTTTTCATCAGCCTCTGAGAGTTCCATCTCGAAACTGCACTTATCATTTATTAATTTTAGTGTGCTTTTCTCGTTAAAGATTGAGTCTACAACCTCAAATAATGTATAGAAATATAACCCCGCGTCATCGGTGTCCTTGTATCCCTTAATTGTAGCAACCTCAGTATCGAATTGATCCTCGAAATAGAAGAAGTCACACTCGTCTTTTTTCAAGCAAATAGAAATCTCGAGCTTCATTTCTGGTCACTCTCTTTTTTAGATTTAGTAATTTTTATAAATTTAGACTCTTTTTGTGTGTATGCTTTTTCTTTTTGTTCAATTGTAAGAATTGATTCAATAAATATTTTATCAATTGATGTATAATTTCTATGAACATAACTAATTGATCCTAAAGAAGTAGATAATGAATCAACCCCACTTTGTGTTAGTACAATTTCTAAGTCTTCTTTAATAATTTTCCTTTGCTCGTCTAAAGTTTCTATGTCATTAGACAAATCAAAATACATTTTTAATTTTTCTTTTATATTTACATTCTGTATATTTATATTTTTTGTATTTACACTTTGTGTATTTACACTTTTTTCCATATTTTTTCACATTTTCTCCTTTGCCTATTCAGGCTATTATATATATAATATATATACCAATATATTTATAAAGGTATTTATTTGTATATTTATATATATATTTATTGTATATTTTAATGAGCTGAACCATAATTATTTCCTATATTATAATCTACTATTATTGGGATTTCAAATTTAAAGTCTTGCATGATATTAACTAATTGTGGTAATATTTCGTCTATCATATTTTCTTTAATCATAAATATTATTTCATCATGTACTGTAGCTTTTAATTTAATATTATCTTTATATTTTAATACAACTTCATTCCAAACTCTATATAAGTCTATCTTTAACATATCCCCAGCTGTACCTTGAATTAAGAAATTGAATGATTGTCTTTTTGCTTTACTGTCAATCAATTCAAATCTCCTTTGTCTACCAAATAAATTTATAACCTCATTATATTTATATAAATAATTAGAATTTTTATTAATTTTTAATTTTATTCCTGTATAAAATTCAAAAAAATTATCAATCATTTCCTGTGCCTTATCCTCGGACTCACCTGTGAGGTTAGAAACACCCATCGCACCTGCGCCATAGAGAACACCGAAGTTCACCATCTTCGCCTTTTTTCTGTATGCATTGAACTTATCTTTATACATTTTGTAATCTTTATGATTAGTCTTTAGACATTCAGAGGGTATGCCTAAGTTATAAACACTATTAGCAGTCATTAGATGTATATCTTTATTATTCAAAAGTGCATCTTTCATATTCCTATCATTAGAAATAATGGCTGCGAGCCTAATCTCTTGTCCGGCATAGTCCAAACAAGCTATTTTATAACCCTTATCTGCTATAAATAGTTCCCTCATACCAAACTCGTCAAAGGATGGGATTTGTTGAAGATTTGGAGAAGAACTTGAATATCTGCCGGTTACTGTTCCAGTTGGATTAAAACTCGCGTGTATTTTACCATCTGATTGTATGTGTTTTTCTTCAAAAGGCTTAATATAGCTATTGTATAACTTATAAATATGCCTATAATCCAATAACAATTCAAAAAACTTATGCTTCGTTTTATAATTCTTTAGTGTCTTAACACTTGTATCCTCAATTTTTATTTTTAATTTGTTATTAATAAACTTCTTTAACTGCTTTGGTGAATTTAGGTTTATCGGGATAATGCTACCGAACAGGCTATTTTGTTTTAATCCATATTTCTTAAAAACCGATATAAACTCATCCTCAATTTCCTTGAGTCTATTCTCCATTTTTTCTTTTATGTCCTTAAATTTAGTCTTGTCCACGAGAAAGCCCTCGAGTTGCATGTCCACGATTGGGAGTATAGCCTTACATTCTCTCTTGAATACTTTATTATTATTAACTTTATTTTTAAAATATTTATACAGTTTAAATGTCTGAATTGAATCCTCTAGACTATACTTAATCCAAGTTTCTTTATTCAGGCTATTAACAGATTCCTCGTAAGTCTGCATTTTATATCCCAAAATAGTCTCACTTAGATGCTTTAATCCCTTCTTAGCATTTTCGTTTAGTATATATTGTGCTAGCATGGTATCAAATAGTGGTACATTATTTATCTCGAATAAAAAGCTTCGACCAAAGAACTTAGACATCACAGTCAAGTCGAATATTAGATTATGCCCGATTATTAAATCCGCGTTAATTAGTACATTCTTTAATTTTTCGATATCTAAATGATCCTTATCGAAGTAATATGAATTAGTACCATCACTAAAGCTTATGTCTTTTAGGTTTATTGTATCAAATTCTAGACCGTACGTCTCTGTGTCAAATGCAAACACCTTTAATTCATTTAAGCCTAAATAATCATTAATGTAATTCATAATTTATACCCTATTTTATTAAAATAATTTCATTTGGTGATCTACACTCTTAATTCTGGCTTCTGCTATTTCACAGTATTCTTTAGTCATGTCAAACCCAATGTAATTGAACCCCTGAGCCTTAGCAGCCATTCCAGTCGTGCCACTACCCATGAAAGGGTCTAAAACAACCCCACCCTTTGGAGTCACAAGCCTGATTAAATATTCTATTAACTTAACTGGTTTTATAGTAGGATGAATATTTTTTGTTAATTTCAATTGTGGTTTATTTAACCCATTTCTTTTATCATTTCCACCTTCCATTGAACCACCTTTTACATCATCAAATCCCTCAAGCCCTTTATTCCTCTCAGACTTACTTGCCTTTGCACAGTAAAAGAAACGAGAAGCTGAACCATCATCACCAAAACCAAGTCCATCTTTTTTAATAACATCTTTTTCTAATCCTTTAAAACAAGAATTATTAAATTTAGATCCATCACTACCAGTTGATTTACTATTAGGAAATAAATTAGTAACTTCTTCTGAACCATCAAGAATCACATTAGAAGGAAAACGACCTTGATTTAATCCACTCCTATCTATACCCAGTAATTTTCGACCAAATGAATTAGAAATACATTCCTTTCTATTATTTCTGCCTAATTCTATATTTTCATCAGTTCCAATCCTGCAGTCATCGATGTTAATACCACCAGTACCATATTTTAGAACATTAGCAGCAACAGTCTTTTCCTCTAAAGGCTTCCTCGCTACACAAATTGGTTCATTGGCAGGTTTTAAATTTGTACCCCAACCATCATACTTCTTAGCCTGGTCTGTGGATGGGGCTGTAATATTAAACCAACCATTATTTTTATTTGTATGACAAGCAGAAAATGGTATATTTACATCATTCCCAGCAGATCTATGTTGTTCTCCAATTACTTTTCTTTCTGCTTCAACCCTATTTATCAAGTCATCAAAAGTATCTTCTAGGTCTAATAATTGCTTTAGAATTATAAATTGTGTCTTAGTTGGAGTACTATATCCTAATTCCCAATTACTAACACAACCAGTCACACCCCCAGTTTTGCTCATAAAATGCTTTGAAACATCAGTTATCACAAAACCTTTTTTTAGTCTTTGCTCTTTTAAGTACCTAGCAAATGGTGTGAATAAATTTAATCTTTTACTAACTTTATCAATAGCTTTTCCAATATTCAGTGACTTAGGGAATCCAGTAGAATAAATCCATTGTATCTGGTCTCTTATCTCAAACCCAGCATCCTCAATTGCACAGGCCATACGGTGATAAGTCCTAGTTCCACCAAAACCTAAAAGATGTCCTCCTGGTTTTAATACTCGTAGAGCTTGTTTCCAAACTTCTGGTTTAAATGCAATTCCTGTTCCATCCCAAGACTTACCCATGAAACCTAATTCATAGGGTGGATCAGTTACTATTGAGTCTACACTATTAGCTTCTAGCTGCTTCATGCCATCAATACAATCCATACAATATATTTTATTTATCTCGATGCTCTCAGGGTTCTCTAGGTATTTCTTTATCTTCTGCTTACTATCCGAAACCACAGCATCGACATTCTTCGGTCTGTATTTTTCTGACCATGCAATGTTATTCAAATTTAAATTCATATGTATTCACATTTTATATATTTATATACCAAAATATTTATAAACGTATTTATTGTATGTCCTTTATATCATTAATTTTTAAAATTTCGTGCCCGAATTCTGTTAGAATCTGAATTCGTTGCTTAGTTGCTTGCCTGAAATATACACTCGTGTCGTCTATAAAGTCTATGTAGTATCCAAATTCTTTATTTTTAGACTTACGCATAACTCGTCCTATAATTTGAGTTGATAAAACATCTGAACGATGACCACTACTGTTTAGAATTATATCAAGATCGGGAATATCAATTCCGGTCGAGAATATCTGAGCCGATCCGATAAGAATATTAAATTTATTGTCCTTGAAGTCCTTAAACTTTTGCTTTCGTATATCCTTTTTTGTTTGGCTTGTGATTAAAAAGCTATCTGGGATAAGTTCTTCGAGTAACTTTCCATGCTTTATTAATTTTGTGATAATTAAGATCTTTTTATTCTCGAACTTACTTACAATGTCTTTAATTAAATTATTTCTCTCAATGTTTCCTACAATGAGATCTGTGTATGCGTCAGAGTAGCTTTGATAATTTCTATCAAAAATTGTATCGTACTCTAAAAAATAAACCTTAGTCGGAACTAAGTAATTCTCGGATACTAGATCTTTTGTAGTTTTACTATAAATAACATCACCGACTAATGCCTTCATTTTAAGTGTGTGCTCATCGTTCCTAAATGGACTTCCTGTCATGCCTATTAAATACTCACAATTAGTTAAGTTATTCGATAACAATTTATAGCACCCATCGTCTTTCACGTTCTGGCATTCATCAAAAATACAGATGTTTGTATTGTATAAATACTTTTTTAGTAATTTCGAATTCTCAGAGCTCTGTTTTAAGAGGCTATTAACCGTTTGAATTGATGCGATTGTGACCTGTTTATTTATATCCAGATTCCCCTCAGACATTTTCCCAATTTCTATTCCTAAATATTCCTCAAAGACCTCTGCAGTTTGATCAACAAGTTCTATTCTATTTATAATATATAAACTTCTTTTATTTATATTCTTAATAATCTCTGCTGAAATGATAGACTTACCACAACCAGTTCCGCCATATATAATTCCTATCTTGTTTTCTATCGCACTTTTTATTGCATCATTTTGGTAATATCTTAATTCTATATCTTTATTGTCCTTAAACTTAGTCTCGAATTGATTAGACATTATATCTTTATTTCTTAAATCATACTTTAGTTCTAATTTATAGTCCCTTTCTGAATATTTATTATATTGATTAAGTAATTTTTTGAAAATCGTAAATAAACCAATAGGTAATTTGTTACTTTTTATACTAAATAAATGAGTTTTGCCATCCCATATTCTCTTTTTAAATAAGTCACTAAACTCATGACCGTTTATATAATAACTAAATTTTTTATCAATTATATTCTTTAAATTGTTGTTTAAATTTCTGAATATTATATTATTCTTTTCAATATTGTATTGTATCACATCAGAGTCCTGTCTATTCAATGCCTCTCTTTTGCACTTCTGTAAATGTACATTGAATATATGATTATAGTTACCTAGATCGTACTTAGAAATGTCATGTCCTTTACCTATGATTTCTTTGCATAGATCATTCAATTCAGTTTCAGTTTCTAGAACTTCATCTTTTGTGAAATAATATATTTTTGGCTTATCTACATTACAATAATAATATATAGCCTTTGGAATTCTATTATACATTTTCCAATATGCATAGCAATAAATTCTAGCATGTAGGTTGAAGTTCTGAATAGATGAGTTTGTCTTCCAGTCGTAAATTATATCAGTAGTTTCATCCACAAGATCTATGAATCCCTTGAAATTTATAACTGCATCTTTAGTATTAACTATTGGGAAAATGAACTTCTGTTCCGGAATTAAGTTATTACTTATATTAATATTTTTATTTATATATACAAACGCATTCCTTAATCCATTAAAATATTTATTTATATCAAGGGGTTTATTATTTTTCGTCTGCATTTGTGATATATTCTTTTCAAACCATTGAGTACTAAAATACTTCTCGACTTCTGTCTTTGCATAGCCCTTAGTTACATCCTTATTCTTTAATAAAGTAATATAATTCTCTAAGGAAGAATGAACAATATTCCCAGCATTACCATAAACTGATAGAATTTGAGTATCAGGTTTAGACTTTTCTATATATGTATAATAAAAGTCTAATTGTGATTCCTTATATTTCGACACGCTACTCGCGGATAAATTAAACTTCAAACTCATATATTTTCATACCTAATAAATAAATAAATAAAAAAGAAAAAAAATAATTGTAAAACTTATTTTACAAATTTCACAATATCAATTCTATTCCATGTAGTTCCTTTAAACTTACCTTTTGTATTATAAAGATTAACCTTTAATCCAGGAAGCTTAGTAATAAAGTCTTTCATTGAAACCTTACCAGATTCTAAATTCATATATTTACAAAATTTATAATACACTTTAGAAAGTACCGAAATAAATTGTTCCTCAATTGTTGAATCTTCTTTAATTGCAAACCAAGGTGTTAGAGTTTCTTTTCCAGTTGTAATATCTTTATTCACATACCACTTAATTTTTGGTATCACAGATTTATAAGTAGAATCCTTATAGAACACAATCAATTTCGATTCATAGAATAAAGCTCCATTATCACTAATTAATGGTGCAATTTTATTTCCTTCATTATCAAATTGCTTAGGTTGACCAACTTCAACTCTATCTATTGTATATATCTTTTTTGTATATTTCTCTTTAGTTTCCTTGTCTTCTTCAAGCTCTTCATCTTCATTAAATTCTATATCATAATTAATAGAATCTGCAAAGTCTTGAAGCTCCATAGGATCTGATTTAGGTTCTGTTTCATCATTAAAAGTTATTTTATCCACAGAGTCTATTTTACTTATTTCATCTGCTTCAGAACCTTGTTCTTTAGAATTAGAATTAGATTCAGCTTTGACTTCTTCAGACTTGAAAATTTCTATGTTCTCATTCGCCTCAAGAATCTCGACTTTATCCCCATTCAGATTTGTTTTATTTGTTGTCATGTTAATTCCTCCATTGCCAATCCTGGCAGTCTTTTTTTTATTTGATAACTATTAGTTATTAACTATAAATAAGATTAGAAAAACCGAATTAAGAAAAAATTAAAACATTGAAGTTCTAGTCAGTTATGATTGATTCGATCTTTCTAACCTTGAGGGTGTTGAATTCTATATTGTTCTGTTTAGCATAATCCCTTAAAAAGTCATCAAACAAGTTTTGCCAAAGACCTTTACTATCCTTAATATGCTTTTTTATTTTATCCTTCAATTTTCCATTTACTTTAACAGTAAACATAGTGTTAAAATAATCACTATATACTAATTCATTTTTATTCATAATTTCACCATAAATTTAGTTGTTTATATACATATTTATATACCAAAACATTTATAAACATATTTATTAATGTAAATTTATATAATGTATTTTAATCTTTCAATTAAATTATTAAATTCTATAAACTTTCTTAATATTTCACTCTTTATATTAATTTCTATATTTTGCTCTAATGCCTTTGTATAATATTTCATCCCATTATTAACTCTATTATCACAATATTTTTTATTAAATACTTTTATGAACCCAATTAAGTCATTCAAAGTATTTATATTATAACCAATAAATTCTGTATCATAATCAATTTCAATGTGCGAGATTGAATTATCTATAACTTTTTCCTCAAATAGTTTATATGGGAGTTTAAATCCAACATTGACTGACCATTGCATGTTATGAATCACATATTTATTAAGAATCGATTCACTATACTCATAATCAGGATATTGACTCCGATCGAAATTCATTTCTTTCCAAGGATAACCACAATCCTGTATGAACTCAGAAATCTTAGATGTATCGGTTATGCTATCTCGATCAATTAGAAGTTTCCCAACTAACCGCAGAATATTATTTAATGAAGTTCCTTGCTTTGGCTTGAACTTCCAGACCTGGAACTCCGGTGCATCGAGAATGTCTGCATTCGTGTATCTCTTTTTATTCCCGCACTTTTTAATTGTCCTTTTTTCTGTGATCATCTTAGTTTTAGTCTCTTTTATATTATCTAAGACACTTTCAAACCCTGTATTAATCTTTTCATTAATATACACAATCTCCCTTACAGGCTTTTCCGGATATTTCCAGTTTATTGTTCCTGGCAGTCCTGCTATTCTCGGAAGATCCTTGACTGGCGGGTCACATTTAATTTCATTATGATAGGGTGAATTCTCGTTTATAAATTTCACAATTTCATTATACCATTTTATGTATTTAATTTGATATTTATTATCTAAATTCTGTATTGTGAAATATACATGCATTCCACGTCCAGATTTAACCACGCAATTCACATTCATACCATATTTTTCATTGAATAATTTAGAAATATAGTTTATTGTATCTTTAAGCTTATTATAATACCCTAAATCAGTAAGTACGGGCTTGTTTTTAATACCCTCAATGTCGAAGAATATGTTTTTTCTATAACTAACATTAATGCTTTTACCACTTTTAGTAACTCTTGGGTTAATACTACAATATAGGTTAGACCTATTGTGTAATTTAATGTATTTTTGTAATTCTTCCATATTTTGTGCATATTTCATAATTGGGTAAGATTTCACACCAAAAATCCTTATTTCTATGAATTTTTGGAATGTTATAATATTATTAAAAAAATATATATAATTTTCATTCATATTCATTTACACCTTAAAATATTTAGAATCTTCAAAATCCTTTATCCTAACAAACTCACAATTCAATTTCTCAATTAAATTATTCTGTCTTATTATATCTTTCTTATTTATATTCCCATTATAATCAAAATGATATTTTTCATCAATTTCATATATTGTATTTGTTTCTTTACAATAACCGTCAGGATGATAACCTATACATGTAAAATCTCTATTAATAATAATATTATCAATATTTTCAATATTATCTAATATCTGACTTTCATTCTTTCCTACATTTATATATGGTTGAGAATTAAAATATTTTTTAATTTGTTCTAAACGTATAATTCTTAATTTTTTTTTTGTTTCTATTGAATGTGTTTTACCTTTACGATATTCACTTAATTTTTTTTTTGTTTCTATTGAATGTGTTTTACCTTTAATCCAAGGAATACATCCTTTTTTTACAATACTCATTTTTTTTTTTGCTTCTTGTGACATTATTTTTCCTTTATGAACTAAACTCATTTTTCTTTTTGTTTCTTCTAAATGGTTTTTACCTTTCATTGGTGAAATTCTACCTTTATTTGATTTACTTATTTTTTGTCTTGTTTCTTTTGAACGTTCTTTTCCTTTATTCCAAGCTATATGCCCCTTATTTGCTAATCCAATCTTTATTTTTGTTTCTTCTGAAACTTTATGTCCTTTCTTTGCTATACTTATTTTATTTTTTGTTTCTTCTGATAATATTTTTCCTTTATTTACTATACTCATTTTTTTTCGTGTTTCTTTAGAACATATTTTTCCTTTATGCCATTCACTCATTTTTTTTCTTGTTTCTTCTGAAATTTTCTGTCCTTTTCTCATTTATTCTCAATTAATTTTTATTAATCTATTAATTATTTCATCATAAGATTCTCTATTTGTAATCTTTTTTGATTTCAATAATTCTCTAGTTTTTACTGTTACTTGTATTTGTGTTAAGTTCATATTATATTCTCCATACTATATATTAATATAATACTACTATTATAATAATATTATATATAAAAACCTTTTTAAATGTATTTAATTTATTATTGTATGTCTTCGAATTCCTCACTATTCATACTATTTAATTCTGCATCTCCATTTTTTATATTCTATTTATTCTATTTCATTAAATTCTTTTTCGTTTATATTATTAATTTCAATGCTCATGTCTTTATTTTCATTCAATTCATTTTCATTCGGATTATTTATATTTTCTTCTTTTTTCTGTATCTTCTCTTTTTGTAATTCAATTCTAGCTTTTTCATTAATTTTATTCTCTTCAGTAATTTCTTTTAATTCTTCCTCAAGCTCAATCACATCATAATTCACAACATCAATATGCATTAAGTTCTTTTCAAAATTATATTCTCTCTCTGAAATTCCTCTATTATTTTTCAGAACTAATAACACAACCCACTTTTTCACGTTCTCAGAAATTTCTGTTGAATTTATGTCCTCACATAACTGAATCACTGCAATCATAGAATGCAATAACGACTCTGTCTTTGGGTCTATTTCATATGTGCTGTTTGTAATAAACTCAATCATGTTCTCGCAGTCCTTGCCCTCGAGCCATTTCTCTATACTACTATATAACTTCTTTATCTGCTTTTCTTCCTTGCTCCCGGACATTTTATATTCATAAAATAATTGTATATTCTTATTCTCAGGATTATAATATTCATGAATCTGATCAATAAATTCATTTATTGGTAATATCTCATCCTCAATGTCACATAGCATATTATGTGCAGATTTAAACTTCTTCTTTTTTACATTCAATGTATTCCAAACCGAGACATTAAAGAATATTCTATTCATTGCCTCAATTAATCCCCCATTTTTATAGTCTAGCTTCTTATTCTTTGTCCAGACATTCCGAACATAATACACAGACTCTGCGAGTATTTTATTCTCAATCGGACTATTTTGGTAATATGATATTGGTAAATATAAATCTATTTTATTTAAATATCTCAGGATCTCAGTGTTCGAATTTTCATGAATATTAATCTCTTCTTCATTATTTTTGAAGCATTTAGTTTTATAATATTTATATATATCATTTCTATATTCTTTATCAATTCTATCGAAGTTCGAAAGCATAATCGGTGTATAATCAACCTCAAGTGTCTTCCCCCCAATCTTGGCAATGTCTATATTCTTATTAAAGAATCCTTTTAATGCCATGTTATAGTTACTATCAGTAAAGAATTTAGTCGCTTCATCCATGACAATTGTACCCCCAAATGAAACAATACCCTTCTGAAAAGTCTTGATATTCACACCATTAATGTTCATTCCATTATTATTAATTCCACCCGTGAATCCCTTTTCGCTCATGTTCGATGATATATCTGGTGAATGCTTGAACTTCAAGTCCAGCATTTGCGCGAACTTAGTCGCAATGAAAGTTTTTCCGAGTGACATGTTACTAATCACATTAATCCCGAACTTCTCATGCTCGAAAAGATTCCTTGCGAGTTCTGATATGGTCGTGATAATCTGTAGCCACATCCCTTTATCCTCGAAATCGAAGTTCGTGAACTTTTTGTATACATACCTTACACCGAACACAGTATCTATAAGTCTAATATGTGGCATTCCGATCTTCTCACAGAAACTTTTGCTAGCACTCTGTACAGTCTCATTATTTATCATTTCTATATTCGCATCTGGTTTAATCATGTTATATCCGAGTAAGAACACTAATGTCCGATTTTTAGATTCATCTTTATTCAATTTATCATCAAACACAATTATATTCCCATAATATCTACCAATTTTCATATCATTATTAAAGCTATATATATATATCTCCTTCCAATTCTTTTTCCCTTTATTCTCAGCAATTTTAATCTTACATTTATATAGATATATATACTTCATTTTATCATTTTTCAATGCAGAAGGTTTAATTTTCGTAAACTTTTGTCTATTATCTTCTGTTATATAATTCTTACATCCATGTAGAAGTTCTTGATGAATGTCCTCTGGTAGAATCTGCACACTCTCGTGGCATTCTTTTCTCGGGCAGATATATTTATACATTGCTACGAACTTTTCTCCAGATGATTCATTAATTTCTATTATCTCATCAATTCTAAATTGCACATTCTGCACCATCCCGAGTGCATTATAATCGAACGTGGATATCTTAATTTCGGGATTCATTATAAATCTACAATCATCATTAGAATTTATTAATTTATGAAAGTCCATCATCGAAAACGCAATCTTAGGAATGTAATAATTATAATAATTATTAAGTATGCATTGTGGATCTTCCTTGAATCTATTCGGAATGTATATACATTTATTTTTATATATATCCTTAGCCTCTTGTAATGTCTTAAATTTTTTATCAATAAAATAATCAGTCACTGTTACAATATTATTCTTTATTATGCTATTTATATTCTCTTTATTTATATTTTCATTATTTTCATTTTCATTATTATCATTTTCATCATCCATGCTAGTTCTAATCTCATTATTCGGATTGTTATATCTCCCATTATTCTTTATAATTCTTTCGAAATAGTTTATGAATATATTACTAATATTCTCATTGAATCTTATATAATACGCAAAGTTCGAATGGTCAAGCTTAATATCCATTAAATCCTTATTTCCTTGGTACTGATTTAATAAATTCATTACTCTCTTTGTTTGGTTCTTATTCCCATTATTATTTAGAAATTTATAAAATATTATATTCTCTTCAATTTTATCTTTTTTAGACATTTTATTAAAATCTTCTATGCTATTATATTGATGATAATATAAATATATCATCCCATCTTCTTTATACACATGATTTTTTATACTATTAAATCTATTATCACTGTATAATAAATATAATATAACAAAAATTGGTGTGTTTAGAAATGACCCAGTCGTGTTCCCACAATACTTCTTAATCTGCGGAAACAAATTCATCATTTCATTTCTAACTATATGATTTGTATTTAAATTATTGCCCATTAATTATCATCTATATCTCATATATATATTATATATTCTATATTATTATATATTCTATATTATTACTTAGTTTTTTCTTCTGATTCTATATTAAGCTCTGAAATACTCGATTGCGAATTACCAGATTGTAACTCTAAAGACTTATAATCTAAATTGTTATCCAAATATTCCTTTAAAATGTATATAATGCAATCATTCTTAGACATAGATTTCATACTCGCATAAACCTTTAATTTATTGTTTAAATCATTATCTAAAAATATTAAGTTCTGAACCATATTAATTCCTCCTGATAATATTATTGAATTATTTAATATAATTATATACCAAAATGTTTATAAAGGTTATTATAATAAATTATAAATTATAATAGAAATTGTTGGGGTTTTATTGTTATTATATTAATAATACTTTAGTAATATCTATGAAAAACCTAAATTAATTTAGTAACCATGAATAATTATAGGTGAATAAACCAAAATAAATGAAGAATAAATGGTGAATAAATTGTTAATTGTATATAATTAATAAATTAATATTTTCCATTTATTCTTCATTTATTCGTCATTTATTCTTTCTGAAAATAGGTTAATTTTATAGGGTTATTAAATTAATTTGATGAAAAAGTTGGGAAATTAGTTAATTATAAATAATTAATGGTCATATTTATAAGTGTAAATTAATACATAAATGTATTATAAACACTAAGTTTAAACATATTTATCTACATAAATTTGTATTAATTTTGTATAATTAATACATATATTAACCTTATTTATTATTATAATAATAATAATAAATAAATAAAAATAAATTTATTTTATTTATTCTATTTATTATTAAGGAATAAATGAAATAAATAGAATAAATCTAATATAAGCTTTTGATATACTTTTTCTTTTTTTTTTTTGTGAAATGAGAAAAGAGATAATGAGTATAATATATTTTATATATTATATAAGCCTAAAAAAATAAATATATTTATAAATATTTTTATTCATATATTATCTATATTTGGTGATAATTTTTGAGTAATGTAATTAATAATGATAATATTAATATAGAATTAAAGAAAGAGAGTATAAATTTAAAGACACAATTTCAGAATAATTTAGTAGATTCATTATTACCAAATTGTGATTATCAACATTTATTAAATTGTGATTGTCAACATGATTTAATTTTACGATTCAAGCATGAGGCATATGAGGAATCATTAAAGGATAATGATGTGAAAGAGATTTATGATGATAATGAACCTTTATTTTTAAATGTCTGGAATAAAATAAAAAGCAAGGCACTTCATAACGCGGCTGATTACTGCACAGAGAATCATATTAAATGCAAATACCAAGAGGATGAGTTGAATAAAACAGTGATACGATTCAATAATAAGTATGACCTGGATGATCCTCGAGTTTATGAGATTGTGAATAATTTATTAATGAGTAAGTCCGATCTGATCCGAGCTAATATATACAGTCACAAGCACGGCATGCTCCAGAGGGTTTATGACAAGAACGAGAATTCTAGTTTCGTACTGAACCCAATTGAGAGACTGAAGGTGGATCTGAGTAAACTCACGATCGACGCAATCGAGAAGCTGGATCGTATAATTGAAGGATCGAAGAATGTGAACATCAATGTAAACAGCGAGACCGTGTCAATGGACGAGTTCATGGACAAATTCAATACTAAATAATTGCTTAGTACTTAGTACATATTACTCAGTACATAGTTACTAAGTACCTGAGATTTACAGGTTATAGTTACCCCATATAAAACATAACACACCCATACTGATTTATATTGTCAGTTCCTATTGATCACATATTTTGGTATGGGTGTGTTATGTTTTTAGACACTCTTATATTTTTACATCTATTATACCCAATTAGGTGTAGGTGTGTTATATTTCACTTATTTGTTTAAGATCTTTATATATGTATATATTTATACATATTTATGCATATTACACCCCTATAAAGATCTTTATAGGGGTGCTGTACCCCCTGGATTAAGATCTTTATAGGGGTGCATACATGCATAGCATATATGCGTAGCATACATGCGTAGCATACATGCATAGCATACATGCATAGCATACATGCGTAGCATACATGCGTAGCATACATGCGTAGCATAAATGCTTGAGATCCTTTATATAAAACATTTATGTAAATAAATACCTTTATAAATGTTTTGGTACGTAATATATATATGAACGAGTATACTAAGAGTATAATTTTTTATATAGGTGCGATCATTGTTGTGTACATGGTTGTGAGTATGATACATCTGGACTCGCATGAGAATATTCATAAGGCTATATTTGAGAGTTATGGTTGTGATGCAGAAATAAGTTATGAGCTTAATGGATTAGCTGTTCATGGTTGGACTACATCGACCTGTGATGCTAACTCCGAGATCTTCAATCTTCAGCATAACCTGAACGAGATCGTGAGTTATAATTTCCAGAACCTGTACATACTAATTACATTGCTTTCGATCATAATAGTCGGGTTGATTATATACTTAAATAGATAATATCAATTATTGATAATGAATATTATTTACATAAATAAATATGTTTATAAATGTTTTGGTATATAATTATATATGACATTAGGAAATGATTAAGTATGGTGGATAAGAATGATTGGAATTATGAAAATAATAAAGATAATAAAAATATATGTTTAATAACTAAGGTTGAGAATGAAAAGATTTATTATGTATTTTTTGATGAAGAACATACAATTAAAAGTAGTACTATTTATTTAAATTCTGTATTTAATTACCAGAGTGTCGAGCTCAGAGAGAGATAGAGATGAAGAAGGATAAAGATAATTATAATATTCAAAAATCTGTAGAGACTATTCCTACATTAGTTTTGACTCAGGCTGAGATTGCTGAGTGTGGGAAGATTAAGAAAATGAATGATGCTGATTTGATTGGGTATATTAATAATAAGTTAATTTATAAAGCGTTAGTGAAGGTGGGAAAAGATGAGATTTAAGATTGGTGATAGAGTTAGGGTTATAAAAGGCTGTGATGATTATGACATATGTAATATTGAAAAATATTATGATAGAATGTATGAAATTAAAAATGTGAATATTGATGGGTCTTATAAATTAAATGAGGATGCTGATTGGTGTTGGTTTGATGATCAGTTAGAGTTAGCAAAAGAATCAAAGCCTATGTTACCCTTTAAGATTTATGAGGATATAAAGATCAAGATCCCGAGCAAAGAGATCAGCATGGCAGTCCAGGAGAAGTTGTTCAGATGTGGATATGAATGGTGTTATGATGATAAAAGAGTATTAAATTTTGATCATGATGATTTGTGTTTTTATATCATGAACACTAGAATATATTATACATATAGCGATTCTGTATTCTTTGATAATCATAAAAATAAAGAAGTGACTTGGCAGGATATTCTTGGAGATGAACACCCATTGGTTAAAGAATTTTGTATAGGTCCAAATCCAGGAATATTGGATTTTTATCATAAATTTTTTCCAGAATGTTTTGTGAAATTTAATAATATAAAAAAGGAGAAATTAAGTATGAGTAAGAAGATAGTTTTAGAGAATGGTAATGAGGTTTTTATTTCTGAAGAGAGTTATAAAGCCTTCGAGGACACGGTTAAGGATGAGCTGGACGTGAGTGAGTTGTTTTATGGGCTTAGTGAAACAAGTTTAATCAATCCATATAATAAAAAACAAATAATGTATACTAATAAGAATGGATTGCAAATTGACACAAGTTCTAATGAATGGATTGCAGATTTAAAAGATTCTAATAAAAAGGCAGTCTTACGTGATTGTGAGTTCAAGGACTTAAAGGTCGGTGATTTCTTCAGGTACACAGATAATGATGATTGGAATATACACAATAAACTTAATAATAAAGGTATAAAAATGATTATTAATATTAGATATCATAATAATTATGGTGATATATATTGTATAAATTTTAAAAAATATAATATAATAAATAATAATACAACTGGTGATGCCTGGAAACATTACCAAAAGGTGTACTTCGAGGATACTGAATAGGTGAGGATATGAAAATAGGTATATCAAAAGAGTTGAACATTATATTCGGTGTACTAGCGTTGTTTATCATAGTCTACTGCATAATCATAAGCGACTGGGTCTTTCTGAGCGGATTCATGGTTGGTGGATTTGTTCTGGACATGATGGTTGTGAATAACTATGACACCAAACGTAAGAAGTTAAAGAGGTGATGGTATGGAAAATAGTCATGGTGGATATGGATCTTTATTTAGTAACTATGATAAAGGGGTATCAGAAAATTATGGATATACATTTCCTACTAAGACATTTCCTACTAAGGAAGAAGTAAAGAATGAAAAAGAAAGAAAATATGTTGGTTGTGATTATTGTTATGACATACAACAAAAAGGATTACTTACAGGATTAAGATTTAAAGGTGTGTGTATTTATATTTGTGCTTGTCCTAAACATTTTAATGAATTAAAAGAATTAATTAAAAAGAATGAAAAGTAGGCTTAACACTGTTTAAGCCTACCAAATGAAGAGGGAGAGGGATTAAGTGGAATTATGGCTCAAATTAGGTAAAGTTCCTAAAAAGGTAAAAAGAAAGCAAGATAATAGATATAATTATTATAAAAAAGAGATATATAAAAGAGAAGAAGAGTTTGAAAAATAAAAAGTTGGTTAAATAGTTAAGCCAACAAAATGAAGAGGGAATGGTATGGATTATAGTTTAAAAGAAGATATAATTGGAGATAAAATAAAATTAGAATTAAATCATAATTTAAATAATATAAATATAGATTATGATAAAATATCTGTTACTAATGATTTAATAATTAATACATTATATAAATTACAAAAATATTTAAAAAAACATAATTACTATGCTAAGTTTTATTATTGTAGTTGGTGGAATGCAAATGGAAGTGAACCTAATAGGATGCGTAATGATAGTACAAATTATTTTAAAATTTATAACAAATATAAAACATTAATTTATACTTCAGATATGGATGCTGATATAATAACTATAATATTAATTTATTTAAAGAAAAGAATAAGTCGGTATAATAGTTAAGTCGACAAAAGAGTGATTGATATTGGTAGATTAAGATTAATTAGAATGTTATTTTGTAATCACAAGTGGAAGATATATTATCCTAATAAGTTTTATAGTATAAGTCCTCCTATTTGTGTACCATTTTGTGTATGCAATAAATGTGGTAAATCAAAAATTATAAAGGTAGATTGATATGATAAAATTATTAGGATTAGTAACAATGACTAGGAAGGAGTATTATGAACTTTGCTATATGTCCCCTTTAATTAAAATTGGTGATAATGAATTTAAGTTAAATGAAAATCTCCCAGTTATAAAAATCTTTGGAAGGAAAAGTAGTAAAGATTGGGTAGAGATTAACACTAATAAAAAGTAGGATTAAGTGGAATTATGTGTGAGAGATGCAGAATTGAATTTTGTAATAGCTGTGGCAAAATTATAGTTTCTGATGGCAATAAAGATACTCCGATAGGAAGTTTTTGTAGCAACAAATGCAGAGATGTGTTTATTAAAAAGAATAAGTTGGTTAAATAGTTAAGCTAACAAAGGAGTGATTGATATGAGTGATATTGAATATTGTGATATACTTGCAAAGATTAATGATACAATATATAGTATAGATAAATGTATTAAATCTGATGTTAATAATGAATATGATATTAAATTTAAAGAAAATTGTTTTTTATTAAAATATGGGTTGAAAAAGTTTATACTTAAATATTATACAAAGGAGTGATTAATATGTTTTGGAAAAAGAAAAGTAAGATTACAATAATTGGTATTGACAATGCAGGTGCTGGTGTTTGTAGTGAGGTCAGAAAAGAACTTAAAAAGAAGGGCTTTAAAGATTGTATAGTAATACCTAACATGGTAGATGTGTATCAAATAAAGAAGTGATTGGTATGGATAAATTTACAGATGAATTAATAAATGAATTAGCAATGTATAAATCATTATATATAACTTTATTTATAGCAGTATTTATTACTGCAGTTATTGCAATTAATGTATTGATATAAGGAAGAAATGAGGTGTGTTATGGATATTAAAAAAGAAGATGAGTATTCGGAATTATCTAAAGCAATAGAATGTGCACAATTATTAGAACAAAATTATATGCCTCATAGAAAGGAGTTAATTGATAAACACGCAGATACTATTGCTAAGTTTTTTATATCAATGGTAAAAAATATAAGGTGAGATTATGGAAGATAATGATTGTATTATAAGTTTAAAGTGCAACTTTTGTAATTCAAGCAATATTAAATATGGTGATGCATTAGATATCAAGGGTGGTAGAATACACATTTGTATAGAATGCCTTGATTGTTATAAAGTATACTATATAAAAATATAAAGAAGGTGTAAAATATGAGTGAGATGATTAAAGATAAAAAGGGTAATTTACATATAGGAACTACAAAAGAGTTTAGAGAACAAATAACTCTTATTGATAAGATGAATGAATCAGAGTCAAGTGTTGGATTGGACAAGGCTGATATAGGCACAAGAAGTGCGAAGAATAGAGGCATAACTATTCTTGATGTTCAAGAAGCCGATAAAGTGCTAGACGAGTCTATGAATAAAGAGAAGAAGTTTGAAATTGCTAGTGAGTATTTAGAGCGAATAGAATTAATTACAGATGGTGGTTGTAGTTGGGAGAGATTAGGTGATTATAATAATATTGATGAAGATAAAATAGTATATTTAGACCATCAATTCATCAACAAGGACGACGAGGAAGCACTTGAATTGAATCTTAGAAGGTTATTAAAAATACAAAATAAAATATTAATGATAGGTATAGAATGCAAACCTAGTGATATTATACCTGATAAAAATTCAGATATTATTGATAAAAAAGCATTAACAGAAGCATATAATGACATGGAAGAGTCAGAGTATAAGAAAGCAGGATATGTGAAGAGGGATAAGTTAGTTAATAAGATAAGATTAGAAATGGATTTAGTTGCTATAGAACATGCATCAGCAGAAATAGATAAAGATGAAGTTAAAAAAGGTATTTCTTCATTTGAAGCTAGAACTAAATATAAAATATTATATAAAGTTTTAGAACTTCTGGAGATTGATGAAGAATGACTAATATGAATGAAAAGCCACATTTTTATATAATGGATTTGGATAATTATAACGAGGACTTTCTAAAGGAGATCATCCTCTGGCAGAAGGATAGACTTGAGAAGTTAGAAAAAGAATTGAAAGCTTGGAATGATAATAATAAATATTAAATAGGAGTGATAAGGAATGAATAAGAATATACAAGACATAGCAAATAAGATTAAAGAAGATGGTTATATGGTATCCTATCTTGATTGTAGGACTGCAGATCCTAAACAGATTGAAGATCAATGGGATAAAACATATAAGTCTAAGCCAATTACGATTAAAGAGTATACATATAAGGATAAGATTGTAATGAAACAAATCTTGTTTTATATTCCACAGAAGATTAATATTGAATCAGATAACTCAATGGAATTGTATATACATATGCAAGGAAATAAGGTAACTGATGAACAAAGAAAAGAACTGATTAAAGAATTTGAAGAAAAGAAGAACAAACAAATTTAATATATACCACTATTGCCCTTGTAGCTCAATGGTAGAGTGCTTCCCTTGTAAGGAAATTGTTAGCGGTTCGAGTCCGTTCAGGGGCTTGAGAATAAATAGAACATGAATGTCTAATTTTTAAAATATTAAATACCTTTATAAACCTATTTACTATAAAATATATTTATATAATATTTATAT